GCTGCCAGCTGCCGTCGACCGCCCCGCGCAATAACGGCGAGCTCCTGGACGACAGCGAGGCCTTGGAAGCTGCCTGGGCCGACTGCGCCGCCCAGGTCGATATGGTCTATGACGCCCAGCAGGTCCACCCATGAACAAGCCCGAAAGCCTCCGCGCCCACTTGCTCGCCGCCGTCCCTGAGCTGCGCCACAGCCCTGACCGGCTGCTGGTCTTCATCGACAAGGGCAAGCTGAGCTGCACCGCCGCGGCCAGCCTGTCCTGGGAGTACGGCTACGAGCTGCAGATCATCCTCACCGACTTCGCCGGCCATCCGGACGCCGTGATGCTGCCGCTGCTGGCCTGGGTCCGGACGAACCAGTCCGAGCTCCTGGTCAACCTGGACAAGTCCGCCCAGGGCATCGGCTTCGAGGCCGACATCCTGGACAACTCCAAGGTGGATCTAGCCATCACTCTGCCCCTCACCGAGCGGGTGGTCGTCAAGCGCCAACCGGACGACACCTATCAGCTGAGCCACGTACCCGAGTCCCCGTACACCGAGTACCAGGAGCCGGCCACCTGGCAGATCTTCGCCGGCGACGAGCTGCTGGCCGAATGGCAATCCGGATCCGCCGGCGACGTCCTCGCCCTGGAAACACCCCAGCCGGGTCGCAGCCGTGGCTGACCTCGAGGCGCTGGAGACCTGGCTTTCGCCACTCCTGCAGAAGCTGGATGGCCGCGGCCGGGCCCAATTGGCCCGCAAGGCTGCCCAGCAGCTGCGCCGCAGCCAGCAGCAGCGGATCCGCGCCCAGCTGGACCCGGACGGCTCACCATTCGAGGCGCGTAAGCCGCGGGATCTGCGCGGCAAGAAGGGGCGCATCAAGCGGCGCATGTTCGAGAAGTTGAAGATGGCCCGCTACCTCAAGGCCAGGGGTACGCCGCAGCAGGCCGTGATTGGCTTCGCCGGCCGCGTCTCCCGCATCGCCCGTGTCCACCAGTACGGGCTGAAAGACCGCGCCGAACGCGGAGCTCCCGAGGTTCGCTACGCCCGCCGCGAGCTGATCGGCCTGTCAGACCAAGACCTGCAGCAGCTGCGTGGGTCGCTCTTGGACGGTCTACTCGACTGATTACCAGCTCGCTTTCTTCAACAGCTCAGCACGGCGAGCAAGGTCATTTTCTAACTCGAGTTGAATACCCTCTATGACGCGGAGGACATCGGTATAGGAGGCGCTGTCCAGATCCACTCTTACAAGTTGCCGCTCGAACCTGGCTATCATCAGCTCATAGCCCAGGATCGAATCCTCCAAGTCTTCCAGCGTCGGTCTGTATAAGCACCCCATCGGTTGCTCTCCTCTGAATGATCTGCCTCCTTTGACACCAAGGTAGTCGCCACGCTTGTTATGGGCTCGAATGTGTAGCGGGCATTGGTACACATTCCCCGGGCTGCATCTCTCGCGCGTGGCCGCCATCCTCCGCGGCATGACCGATATCGCCGCCCTCTCCCGCCTCATTGAGAACCTGATCCGCCTCGGCACCGTTGCCGAGGTCGACCATGGCAGTCTCCAAGAAAAGCGCCCTGCCCGGGTTCGGGTTCAGAGCGGTGACCTGCTGACCGGCTGGCTGCCCTGGGCCGCCCTGCGCGCCGGCACCACCCGCGACTGGGATCCGCCCACCGTGGGCGAGCAGGTCCTGGTCCTGAGCCCCAGCGGCCAGACCGCCCAGGGCATCGCCATCGGCGGTCTGTTCAGCGCCCTCATTCCTGCCAACGGCGATCGCGCCGGCCTGCACCGCCGCACCTACCCGGACGGCGCCGTCGTCGAGTACGACAGCGAAGCCCACCAGCTGCTGGCCACCCTGCCCGCTGGCGGCCGGGTCGAGATCGTCGCCCCGGGCGGTTTCAAGCTGCAGGGCGACGTGGACATCGACGGCCTGGTGACCGTGACCCGCGACGTCGTCGCCGCCGGCATCAGCCTGGTCAAGCACCCCCATGGCGGCGTCCAGGTCGGCAACGCCCAGACCGGAGCGCCCACGCCATGATGAGCCGCGCAACGGGCCTGGCCGTCACCGAGCTCGAGGAGCTCCAGCAGTCGGTCGGCGACATCCTCACCACGCCGATCGGCACCCGCGTGATGCGCCGCCCCTATGGCTGCGACCTGTTCAGCCTGATCGATCAGCCGTTCAACGACGCCACCGCGCTGCAGGCCAAGGCCGTGGCCGTGATCGCCCTCATGCGCTGGGAGCCGCGGCTCAACCTCACCCGCATCGCGCTCACCCTGGGCGACGCCCCGGGCCAGGCCTTCGTCGACCTGGAGGGCTACAGCACCGTCACCAACGCCGCCGTCAGCCTGCGCGCCCCCTTGGTCTTTGGAGGCCTCGCATGATCGACCTTTCCCTCCTACCGCTGCCCGACGTCGTCGAGTCCCTGGACTTCGAGACCCTGCTGGCCGCCCGCAAGGCCCGCCTGGTCAGCCTGTACCCTGCTGCCGAGCAGGCCAATATCGCCGCGCGCCTGGAGCTGGAGTCGCAGCCGCTGAACAAGCTGCTACAGGAGAACACCTACCGCGAGCTCATCCTCCGCCAGCGCATCAACGACGGCGCCAAGGCGGTGATGCTGGCCTACGCTACCGGCGCGGACCTTGAGAACGTCGCTGCCTGGTACGGCGTCCAGCGCCTGCTGGTAACGCCGGCGGACAACAGCGTCACCCCGGCCATCCCCGCCGTCTATGAGACGGACGATCGCCTGCGGTACCGGACCCAGCTCGCCCTGGAAGGCTTCACCACCGCCGGCCCGCGCAACGCCTACCGCTACCACGCGCTGTCCGCCTCGGCCAAGGTCAAGGACGTGGCCATCCTGCGTCCCATACAGGGCACCGTGCGAGTCGTGGTCCTGAGCACCGAGGGCGACGGCACGCCGAGCGCCGCGCTGCTGGCCACCGTGACCGCGGCGCTCAACGATGAAGACGTCCGGCCGCTCTGCGACACCGTTGAAGTGGTCGCCGCCGAGATCCTGCCCTACCAGGTGGCGGCCACCCTAGTCTTCTACAGCGGCCCGGATATGGCCGTCGTGCAAGCCGCGGCCCTGGCCAAGGCGAAGGTCTACGTGGCCGAGCGCCACGCCATGGGCCAGGACGTCTCCCGCTCAGGCCTGTTCGCCGCGCTGCATCAGAGCGGCGTGCAGAACGTGATCCTGACCAGCCCGGCCACCGACCTCGAGGTCGCCCAGCACCAGGCCGCCTACTGCATCGGCATCACCCTGACCCAGGGCGGCACCGATGAGTAGCGTGCTGCTGCCACCCAACAGCCTGCCCCTGGAGCGTGCGATCGCCACCAGCGGCGCCGGCATCGATGCGCTGCCTGTTCCGATCCGCGATCTGTGGAACCCCTGGAAGTGCCGGGCCGCGGTGCTGCCCTGGCTGGCCTGGGCGGTCTCGGTCGACGATTGGGACGTCAACTGGGGCGAGGACGCCAAGCGCCAGATCATCGCGGACTCCGTCACCGTCCACCGGCACAAGGGCACCCGCGGCGCCGTCCGCCGCGCCCTGACCAACTTGCTTGGCTCCGAGGCCTTCACCCTCATCGAGGGCGCCACGGGCGGCCTCTACGACGCCAGCCGCACCTACAACGGCGACCGCTTCTATGGCCATGAAGAGCACTGGGCCAAGTACAGCGTTTACGTCACTCAGCCCATCAGCGTGGCCCAGGCCGTGCGGATCCGCCAAACCCTCGCTGACGTCGCCCCGGCGCGCTGCGAGCTCATTGCCCTCAACTTCACCGCTGCGCTCAACGATCACAGCGGCACCTTCCGTTACGACGGGACCTTCACCTACGGAGTCGCTTGATGACGAACCTCACCGAAAAAGAGCAGTGGGAGGATGGCGTCTACCAGATCGAGAAAACCGATCCGGTAGTCGGCGGCCCCGAAGGGCTCTCCAACCGCCAGGGCCAGCAGTTGGCCAACCGCACCAAGTACCTCAAGGGCCTGGTGGATTCGCTGCTCAATGGCACACGCAGCGCCGCACTGGCTGCCAAGCTGGCCACCGCACGCGCGGTCAAGCTCACCGGCGACGCCACCGCCGCCGGCAGCTTCGATGGCAGCGCTGATCTGTCCCTGACCGTGACTCTGGCCGACACCGGTGTCGCCGCCGGGACCTATGGCGGCGTCACGCTCGACAAGAAAGGGCGCGCCACCGCCGCCACCACCTTCCTGCCCGTCGCCAACGGCGGTACTGGCAACGGATCTGGCCAAGCACCCAGCGCGACCAAGCTGGCCACTGCCCGGACCATCAACGGCGTGCTCTTCGACGGCACGGCGAACATCGCCATCACCGACGACAGCAAGGCGCCGCTCAACTCGCCGCAGCTGACGGGCGACCCGCGCGCGCCTACGCCGGCCGCCGGCGACAATGACACCAGCATCGCGACGACGGCCTTCGTCCAGACTGCGATCGCGGCCCTGGTCAACGGCTCTCCCGAAGCGCTCAACCAGCTCAACGAATTGGCGGCCGCCCTGGGCAACAACCCGAACTACGCCACCGATATGGCCACGGCGCTGGGGCTCAAGGCCAACAGCGAGTCGCCGAATCTGACCGGTACGCCCAGGGCACCTACAGCAGGCGTAACCACCAACACGACCCAGATCGCCACGACTGCCTTCGTCCAGGCCTTGCTGGCCGCGTATGGCTTGGCTGGCTATGAGGCGGTGCAAGGCAACACCACCAACCTCAACGCCGCGCCCGTTGGCGGACTGATGCGCTGCGAAGGCGCCGCGTCGAATGCCGCCACCTACAACTGGCCGGTGACCGGTGCGGCCGATGCAACCCAGGTCGCGTTCGAGGTCTTCACCCATGGCCTGGGCGGCGCCTATGCCCGCCTGACTCAGTACGCCACCGAGATCTTCGGTAGCGCCGGCGGCCGCGGCCGGACGTTCGTTCGCGTGCGGCACGACGGCAACTGGTACCCCTGGCGGGAGAACGTCTTCGTTGACCAGTTGGCCAAGGTGGCGACAGGTGGCCGATTTGCCGATCTCGCAGGCGAGGTCAGCCACTGGATAGCAGGCAAGTCGCCGGCGAACGGCTGGAAAAGCGTTTACCTGCAGAACCAGGAGCCCACCGGCCACGTTGCCCTAGAAGTGGCCAACAGCGGTGGCTATATCGTGGCGTCCTATCAAGCGGTCCAGGACAACGCCGGCGGCTGGGGCATACGCTTCTACTACACCCCTCCAGGCGATACCGCCAAGGATCGCCGGGTCGGCTGGCTCGGCATTTCCACCGCAGGCGAGGTCCAGCTGGGCGGTGCCTCGCTGCCAGCAGGCCGTACCGGCCAGATCCTCACCAGCGAAGGCGACCAGGGCATCAACGGCCTCAAGCGCTTCAACGGCGAGGTTCAGTCGACCAACTCCAACGCCTGGCGTCAGTGCGGCAGCGATTACGGCACCTTCTGGCGTAACGATGGGACTGCGCTGTACCTGCTGCTGACCAACAAGGGCGATGCCTACGGCGCTTGGAACAGCCTGCGGCCCTTCGCTGTGAGCCTGTCCACCGGAAGGGTGGCCATGTCCGCGGGCCTGGAGACGCTGACCGTTGCATCCGGCGACCGTAGCAATAACGCCGCATCCACTCGCTGGGTCGGCAATGAGATCGGCGATCGGGTCGGTGCTATCGACTTCTTCCCAATGAGCGCGGCGCCAGGCGGTTACCTTAAAGCCAACGGCGCATTGGTCAGCCGCACGACCTACGCGGCCCTTTTTGCGGCGATCGGCACCGCCTTCGGGCCCGGGGACGGATCGACCACGTTTGCTCTGCCCGATCTGCGCGGCGAATTCCTGCGCGGCTGGGACGACGGGCGCGGCGTCGACGGCGGCCGAATGATCAATAGCAACCAAGCCAGCCAGAACCTGAACCACTCGCACACGGCAACCGCCGCGAATGCAGGCGCTCACAGCCACACGACGTCGGTGAAAGGCGACCGCGCGCCTGAGGGCGCTGGGAACCTGGTCTATGGCGATGAGAATTACTACAACGACAATGTGGTGCTGCCGTCCTCGGTAGCCGGCGATCACACGCACGCCATCACCGTTGCTGCCTCGGGTGGCACTGAGGCGCGCCCGCGCAACGTGGCCATGCTGGCCTGTATCAAGTACTGAGGATTAGCACCGTGACCAACGACAACATAGCGCCCTATACCGACCTGCAGCTGGACAACGCCGAGGACCAGGACCTCGCCCCCTGGTGGATCAGCCAGATCGCGCCCCAGGCGTTCAACATCGATCCCGCCACGGGCGAATACCTCGGCACCTGCCAGGCCGATCCCAGCCCCCTGGAGCCGGGCGTCTGGCTACTACCGGCGCATAGCGTCACTGATGCCCCGCCAATCGCGGGCCAAGGCCAGGCGGTCGTGCGCGAAGACGGCGCCTGGACTGTGGTCGCCGACCACCGCGGTAGCACCGTCTACCACACTGCCACTGGCGAGCCGCGCACCTGGTTGCTACTGGGTGCCCTGCCAGCCGAATACACCCTGACCGCGCCCGAGTCGGCTTACGACAAATGGGCGGATGGGCAGTGGCAGCTGGATGAGGCAGCGAAACTGGCCGCGGCCAAGGACCTGGCCACCCGCAAGCGCGCCCTGCTGCTGCAGTACGCCAGCACTCAGGTTAACGCCCTGCAGGATGCCGTGGACCTGGAGATTGCCAGCGATGCCGAGACAAAGGCGCTCAAGACCTGGAAGACCTATCGGGTGCTGCTCAACCGCGTGGACACCATCGGCGCCGTCCCAGCCGAAAGTGACTGGCCAGCCAGCCCCAATCCCGCGGCCACCGATCGCTACCTCACCGCTCAGGGCTACCAGGAACCCACTCCGGCCGCCTGATGGCGGTCGGCATTTGTAGCGGGCTCCGCTACAACTCCCGTCCCGCGACCCGCGCGCGCGGATCCGCCAGCCTGTGCAGCGTCACCTACCCACCTGCGCAGGCAACCCCTCATGGCTGACTACCATCACGGCGTGCGTCTCCTCGAGATCAATCAGGGCACCCGCTCCATTTCCACAGTTTCCACGGCCGTCATCGGCATGGTCTGCACCGGCAGCGATGCCGATGACGCCGCATTCCCACTCAACACCCCCGTCCTGCTGACCAACGTCCAGGGCGCTGTCGGCAAAGCTGGCTCCAAGGGCACCCTGGCCGAGTCGCTGCAGGCGATCGCCGACCAGTCCAAGCCCGTCACCGTCGTGGTCCGCGTGGCCGATGGCGCCAATGCGGCCGAGCTGCAGAGCAACATCATCGGCGGCGTCGCCAATGGCCGTTATACCGGCATGAAAGCCCTGCTCGCGGCCAAGGCCCAACTGGGCATCACGCCGCGCATCCTGGGCGTGCCCGGGCTCGACACCCAGGCCGTCACCACCGCCATGGTGGCGATCGCCAAGCAGCTGCGCGGCTTCATCTATGCGAGCTGCAACGGCTGCGCCACCAAGGAAGAGGCTGTCGCCTACCGCAACCAGTTCGGCGCCCGTGAGCTGATGCTCCACTGGCCGGACTTCCTGGCCTGGTCCACCGTCCAGAACGCAACTGTGACCGCCAACGCGACCGCCCGGGCCCTGGGCCTGCGCGCCCAGCTGGACCAGAGCACCGGCTGGCACAAGACCCTGTCCAACGTGGCCGTGGACGGCGTGACTGGCATCAGCAAGGACGTCTTCTGGGATCTGCAGAACACCGCGACCGACAGCGACTACCTCAACGGCAACGAGGTCACCACGCTGATCAACCACGACGGCTATCGCTTCTGGGGCTCGCGCACCACCAGCGAGGATCCGCTGTTCGCCTTCGAGAATTACACCCGCACCGCCCAGGTACTGGCCGACACCATGGCCGAGGCGCACTTCTGGGCCAATGACCGCCCCATGCACCCGAGCCTGGTGCGCGACATCGTCGAGGGCATCAACGCCAAGTTCCGCGAGCTGACCCGCCAGGGCTACCTGCTCGGCGGCGAGTGCTGGTACGACGCCGATGCCAACGAGAAGGAGACGCTCAAGGCCGGCAAGCTCTTCCTGGACTACGACTACACCCCGGTCCCGCCGCTGGAAGACCTGACCCTGCGCCAGCGCATCACCGACCGTTTCCTGGTCGACTTCGCCAGCCGCGTCAACGCCTGATCCCCACCCTGAACATCCGGCGCCCCATAGGGCGCCCTCTGGAGAGCTGCCCCCATGGCCATGCCCCGCAAACTCAAGAACATGATGCTTTTCAACGACGGCCACTCCTACCTGGGCGTCGCCAAGTCCTGCACCCTGCCGCCCCTCGGTCGCAAGATGGAAGCCTTCCGCGGCGCCGGGATGAACGGCCCGGTCAAGGTCGACCTGGGCTTCTCTGACGACGGCCTGCAGCTGGAGTGGACCCTGGGCGGCCTGGACCTCACCGCCCTAAAGCAATTCGGCGCCGTGGGCGCCGCAGCCGTACCCCTGCGCTTCACCGGTACCTACCAGCAGGACGACACCGGCGAGGACGTCGCTGTCGAGATCGTGGTCCGCGGCCGTCACGAAACCATCGAGATGGGCGAGGCTGCAGCGGGCGAGGACACCGAGCACAAGATCACCACCACCTGCAGCTACTACAAGCTGCTCGTGGCGGGCGAGACCGTGATCGAGATCGACCTCCTCAACTTCGTCGAGATCGTCGGCGGTGAAGACCGCCTGGCCAAGCAGCGCGCTGCCCTCGGCATCTGATCCCTCCCCTTTTTCGGCCCGCTCCGGCGGGCCAGCCCTAGCCTATTACCTGGAGTACCACCATGAGCGATACCACCCAAGACAACGTCGTCGTCCTCGATCAGCCCATCACCCGAGGCGAGACCACCATTGCCCAGATCACCCTGCGCAAGCCCAACGCTGGCGAGCTGCGCGGCGTCTCCCTGGCCGAGCTGCTGCAGCTGGACGTCGCCGCGATCATGCGTGTGACCCCGCGCATCAGTATTCCCAGCCTGACCGAGAGCGAAGTCCGCTCCATGGATCCGGCCGACCTGGTCGACGTCGGCGGGAAGATCGCCGGTTTTTTGCTCAAGAGGTCGGTCAGGGCGGAGCTCTCCCCGTCCGCGTAGAGGAAGCGATGGCGGATCTCGCCATCACCTTCCACTGGCAACCGGCCCAGCTCGACCAGCTGGGCCTGGCCGAACTGATGGACTGGCGCGAGCGCGCCCGCAAACGAGTCGCCCCCGATGGCCAATGACCTGCAGATCCGCGTCCTCTTGTCCGCCCTGGACAAGGTCACGGCTCCCCTCAAACGCATCGCCGGGGGCGGCAACGCGACCGCCCGGGCGCTCAAGGCCGCCCGGGACCGGGTCAAGGAGCTGAACCAGCAGCAGCAAGACATCAGCGCCTACCAGCGCCAGCGCGAGGCCGTGCGCCAGAGCGCCGAGGCCCTCGCCAAGGGCCAGGAGAAGCTGCGGTCCTACCGTGAACAGCTCAAGGCCATGGACGCCCCGTCCGCCGCCTTCCAGAGGACGTTCGCCAACGCGGCTGCAGCCGTCGACAAGCTGCAGGCCAAACACATCGCCCAGCGCACTGAGCTGCAGCGCCTGCTACCGATCATGCGCGCCGGTGGCGTTGATACCCGCGACCTCGGCGGCGCCCAGGCTCGGCTGGAGGCGCAGATCACCAGCGCCAATGCCGCCATCGACACCCAGCGGGGCAAGCTCGATCGCCTCAATCGCACCCAGGAGAAGCTGGCCAATGCCCGCAGCAAGCTCAAGCGCGGCCAGGAGCTTGCCGGGAACGCCGCCATGGCCGGCGCCAGCTCCGCCGCTACCGGCGCCGCGATCGGCGGCCCGGTGCTGGGCATGATCAAGGCCTTCGCCCCGGCCGAGGACGCCGCCACCCAGCTGCGCGCCTCGCTAATGCTGAGCGACGGCACAGCCCCCAAGGAATTCAAGGAGATCTCCGACCTGGCCACGCGCTTGGGCGATCGCCTCCCCGGTACCACAGCCGAATTCCAAGAGATGATGACCATGCTGGTGCGCCAGGGGATGTCAGCCAAGACCATCCTCGGCGGTATGGGCGAGGCGGCGGCCTACCTGGGCGTCCAGCTCAAGATGCCCGTCACCGAGGCGGCCGAGTTCGCCGCCAAGATGCAGGATGCCACCCGCACCAGCGAGAAGGACCTCATGGGCCTGATGGACACCATCCAGCGCGGCTTTTACTTGGGCGTCGACTCCAACAACATGCTGGAGGGCTTCAGCAAGATCAGCCCGGCGCTGGACATCATCAAGAAGGAGGGCCTCGAGGCGGCCAACGCCCTGGCCCCCTTGCTGATCCAGCTCGACCAGACCGGCATGGAGGGCGGCGCCGCCGGCAACGCCCTGCGCAAGATCTTCCAGATGGGCATGGACACCGACAAAGTCGGCAAGGCCAACAAGGGCCTCAAGGACAAGGGCATCACGCTCGACTTCACCGACGGCAAGGGCGAATTCGGCGGCATGGAGAAGCTCTACGCCCAGTTGGACAAGCTCAAGGGGCTCAACACCGAGACCCGCCTGGGTGTGCTGAAACAGGTCTTCGGCGATGACTCCGAGACCCTCACCGCGCTCAATACCATGATGTCCAAGGGCCTGGCCGGCTACCAGGAAGTCCAGGGCAAGATGAAGGCCCAGGCGGACCTGCAGATGCGCGTCAACGAGCAGCTGGGCACCCTCTCCAACACCTGGGAGGCCGCGACTGGCGCCTTCACCAACGCCCAAGCTGACTTCGGCGCCGCCGTTGCGCCCCAGCTCAAGGAAATCATCACCTGGCTGGGTGACCTCGCTGGCAAAACCGGCGCCTGGGCCCGCGAGAATCCGGTCCTCGCCGGCAACTTGGTCAAGGTGGCCGCAGTGCTATCTGCCGTGTCGATCGCCTTCGGTACCGTCGCCCTGGGCGTCGCCGGCGTGCTCGGCCCCTTCCTCGCACTGCGCTTCATGCTTGCTCAAGTCGGTATCCGCCTGCCCAGTCTGCTAGGCCTGCTCTTCAAGCTCGGCAAGGGCGCTTTCCCCCTGGTAGCAGCTGGCCTCCGCATGATCGGCGCTGCGGCGATCGCCAACCCCATTGGCGCTGTCCTGTTCGCCTTGGTCACCGCCGGCGCCCTGATCTACGCCAATTGGAAAACCATCGGTCCGTGGTTCGCAGGGGTATGGGCAGAGATAAAGGCACGGGCCACGGGTGGTATTGCTAGCATCGCTGGGCTGATCCTGGACTTCTCGCCGATCGGCCTCTTCTACCGGGCCTTTGCCGCCGTGCTGAATTACCTTGGCCTGGAGCTGCCCACCCGGCTGACCGAAGTCGGCGCCGTGCTGCTCAATGGCCTCACAGCGGGCGTCAGCGGTGGGATCGGCGGCATCGCCCGCCAGATCCTCGACTTCTCGCCGGTCGGCCTCTTCTACCAGGCCTTCGCGGCCGTCCTGAACTACTTCGGCTTCGACCTTCCCGCCAAATTTACTGAGCTCGGCGGCATGATCATGGACGGCCTTGTCCGCGGTATCACCGGCCGCCTGGGCGCGGTGAAAGATGCCGTGATGGGCGCCGGCCAGAGTGCGATCAACTTCTTCAAGGAGAAGCTGGACATCCACTCGCCGTCCCGCGTCTTCGCTGCACTGGGCGAATACACCATGCAGGGCCTGGCGCTCGGCATGGGCAAAGGCGAAGGCAGCCCCCTGGGTCAGATTGTCGACACCGCCAAGCGTATTGCAGCTGCGGCAACGGCGGCGCTGGCCCTCGGCGGTGCTCCGCAGATGGCACCAGCCCAGCCACTGCCATCTGCCCAGCAGCAACAGATGGAAGCGGTACGCCAAGTTACCCAGCAGCCGGCAATCCTCGCGCTGGCCCAGCCGGCTGGCGACACCACACCGCTCCAGCGGCAGATCGAGTCAGTACGCCAGGCCATCCTGCAGCCGGCCGCAGCCGCTGTCCCGGCGATCGCCAAGGACTCATCACCGCAGGGACGGCAGATCGAGGCGGTGCGCCAGGCCACCCTGCAGCAACCGGTGCGCGAGCCGATCGCCTTCGATAGCCGCCCCGCCTTGCCTCCAGCGCCGCCGCCAACCCCAGCAGCAGGCGACCACTACGAAATTCATATCCACGCCGCCCCTGCGCAGGATCCGCAGGCCATCGCCCGCCAGGTCCGCGCCGAACTGGCCCGCCTGCAGGCCGAGAAAGCTGCGCGCAGCCGCAGCAGCCTCAGAGACAGGACCTGACCACCATGATGATGGCCCTTGGTAATTTCATCTTCAGCCTCTACACCCTCGCCTACCAGGAGCTGCAGCGGCAGACCGACTACCGCCACGCCACTAGTTCCCGCGTGGGCGCAGCACCGGCTCGCCAGTTCCTGGGCAAGGGCGACGACAGCATCACCCTGCCCGGCTGGCTCGCCCCTGAGCTTGCAGGCACGCCCAGCAGCCTGGACGTGCTGCGCTACATGGCCGGTACCGGCGGCGCCTGGCCGCTGATCGAGGGCAGCGGGCGGATCTACGGGCTCTGGGTTATCGAGAGCATCACCGAGACCAAGACGCTGTTCTTCCAGGACGGCACCCCGCGCCGAATCGAGTTCAGCATCGCCCTGAAGCGCGTCGACGACGACACTGGACGCGAGCTGCTTGGCGCCGGCATGGCCGGCATGGGCACCCTGCTGAGGAAGCTGCTGTGATCCAGGAGCTGCACGACGCCGCCACCGGCCAGCTGCGCACCCTTAGCCGCGACCTGGTGCAAAGCGCCTCCTATGCTCAGGCGCGCTACCAGGTTCTGGTCGACGGCAACGACATCAGTGCCCTCATCGCGCCGCGGCTGATCAGCCTGGATCTGACGGACAACCGCGGCCTCGAGGCCGACCAGTTGAGCATGGTGCTGTCCGACCACGACGGCCTGCTGGCCATCCCGCCCCGGGGCGCCAAGATCCGCCTCTTGCTGGGCTGGTCCACCACCGGCCTGATCGACAAGGGCAGCTACATCGTCGACGAGACCGAGCACAGCGGCGCCCCCGACGTGCTCAGCATCCGCGCCCGCAGCGCCGACCTGCGCAAGGGCCTCAAGACCAAGCGCGACCAGAGCTACAGCGCCACCACCCTAGGCGCCGTGCTGCGCGTCCTGGCCGCGCGCCAGGGGCTCACCCTGCTCATCGCGCCCGCCCTCGAGTCGCAGCCCGTCCTGCAGCTAGACCAGACCGGGGAGTCGGACGCCAACCTGCTCACCCGCCTGGGTGAAGACTACGACGCGGTGGCCACCGTGAAAGCGGGTCGGTTGCTGTTCCTCCCGGCCGGCGGTGGCAAGGCGGTCAGCGGCGCCGATCTGGGTCACGTCACCCTCACCCGCCAAGACGGCGACCAGCACAGCTACCTCCAAGCCGATCGCGAAAGCTACGACGCCGTGCGGGCCTTCTACTACGACGTCAACAGCGCCAAAAAGCAGGAAGCCATCGCCGGCGGCGGCGACAATGTGAAGGACCTGCGCCACATCTACGCTGACCAGCTCTCCGCACTGCGCGCAGCCCGGGCGGAGTGGAACCGCCTGCAGCGCGGTACCGCCACTCTCACCTACCAGCTCGCCCTGGGTCGCCCGGAGCTAATGCCCGAGCTCACCTACACCCTGCAGGGCGTGAAGGCCGAGATCGACGCCATCATCTGGTACGGGGGGAACGTGCAGCACAGCCTCACCGCGGACGGCGGCTACACCACACGCCTCGAGCTGGAAGCCAAGCTGCCGGAGGACCTGGTCGCCGACCTAGTCGACGAGATCCAGGGCGACTACACCGGCATCATCGCCTACTACCGCGATCCGAAGACCGGCAAGGAGCACACCCTCACCGAGGGCGACCAGAGCAAGCCGCGGCGGCTGCGGCACCTGTACGCCACCAAGGCGACGGCGAAGCGGGCGGTGGATCGAGAATGGGCTAAGGTTTCTGAACGAAACCTGCAGCATGACCGCAATTTTCATGCTTACGCCCTGTAAATTTGCTCGTTAGCTACGAAAAAAATGCATTAAGATCCTCATCTCAGCTGCTTGACGATTTTCAGCAGTCTAGCTAGGTGCTTATATGCTAATTCAGTTATCAGTCGCAAATTTTAGATCATTCAGGAATAAGCAAGTATTTTCGATGGTTGCTGCATCTAGGGCAGGCAAAAAAAATAATACCTTTGTCCCGATTGTCGACGGGGAGAGATTTCCAGCCCTTCTTAAAGTTGCAGCAATCTATGGACCAAACGCATCTGGCAAATCCAGTTTAGTAGCTGCGTTTGAAGCCATACATGACTGCACTAAGAGCAACGCTGACAAGACGTTGCCATTTAAACCTTTCAGATTTGACCCCGACCTAATTGGCCGCCCCAGCGAAATTGAAGTTGATTTTATCGTCGCCAAGAAGCGCTACACCTTCTATTTAGCAGCAACAGACGAAAGAATTTACTCCGAACACCTGCACACCTATAAAAAAGGAAAACAGATATCTCTATACAAACGAGATTTCATTGACGGAAAGGAAAAGTACGAAACCACAAACCTCGAGGGCGGCGAAGTTGTCCATAATGCGTGGAAGAAGCTTACCAGTCCAAGAACTTTGTTCATCAGACAAGCCTGCCTAAACAGCAGCGAAGAGCTAGATCAACTTTCCGCTCCATTTGAGTGGATGAGTTCTCGCCTTGCTGCGACCTGCAATCATCATATGGAAGGATGGGCTGAAGCTTCAAAAAGTATAGGTATCAGAGATAAGGATTACGCTACTGATATCTCACTATTCCTAAGAGAAATTGATGTACCAGTTGAGTCAATTTCTTTTGAAATGAAAGGGAAAAATAAGGATACATATACTACAGAAAAGCCTTCCACTGACGAATACGACCAAATCAAGACAACACTAGTACACAAGACAGCGCTAGGAGAGGCTTCTTTTGATTTCTCTGAAGAGTCAGATGGCACAAAAAACTTAATGGGATTTTGGTTGCCGTATTCTCTGATGGGAGAAAAAGGCGTGATAAGTTCCCTTGTGATAGATGAACTTGATAGCAGCTTACATCCTAGCATCGTTGAAATGCTTGTAAAACAGCACATCAACAAATCCGACAGCTCACAACTAATCTTCACCACTCACGACACGCACCTAATGAACTCTGACATCTTACGAAGAGATCAGATATGGTTAACCGAGCGTGATAGATTTGGAGCAACTCGCCTTACGTCTGTTCACGAATTTGAAGGGCGCGAAGGCGAAAATATAGAAAAAAGGTATTTTGAAGGCCGCTACAGAAGTCTTCCTATTCTTTCGAGCAACTGAGCATGAGCAAGTCTGCCAATTCCTTTAAAAGAGAAAAAAAGATTTACCGGGCAGAGCCTACTGTGCTGGCGATTTGCGAGGATAAGAAGTCGAGCAAAAACTATCTTACGGATGTATCCAAACACTTTAGAGTTAACATGGATATTGTTTTTGACCATTGCGGCAAGACAGATCCATTGGGTATAGTCAATGAAGCCATAGCAAATCAACGTTATTACGACAAAGTTTTCTGCGTCATCGACCGAGACGATCACAGTAACTTTGATGAAGCTATTGCGCTCGCGAAAAGACATAAAAAGATCACGGTAATAACTTCTTATCCGTGCTTCGAGTTCTGGCTAATCCTTCACTTCGGCCACTGTGCCAGGCCTTTTAGAGCGGCTGGTAAAAAATCAGCAGCAGATTTAGCTGTCGATTTCTTACGAACGAAACCGAACATGAGCGAATATGCCAAAGGAAATATCGGTCTTTTTGCCAGCCTTCCCACACAACGATTTGACGATGCACGGAGAATCTCCCCCAGAATCTTGCAGCAAGCAATGGATTCAGGAGAACTCAACCCTAGCACTGAAATCCATCTAATAATTAACGAGATGGAGGACCTTTCTGAGCCTCGCCGAGTATAAGGCGCTTCGGTTATTCAGCCTGCCCGCGGCAATTCCCCCCACCGCGTCGTGTATCCCCGCGACAATAGCTCTCGCCGCATCTGCCAGCCCGGATCGGCGGGCACTCGACCTACGTGTAGAGCCGCTCGCCCGTACCGCGCATTGATCCGGTCCACCACCTGCATCAGCTCACTCGGCCGCCCCTGCCCGGCCGGGGCGAAGAGATCCGGGGTGAACTCGTCCGTCTGCACGATGCTGCCCAGCACCACAGCGCACTTCGAATAGGCGTAGCCCTCGCGATAGATCGGGTCCAGTCCGGCCAGCGCGGCCTGCACCAGGATGCGGGTGTCATCGGTTGGGTGCGCCAGTTGGATGCCCAGGCTGCGGTAGTAGCGGCGCTCCTCGGGCTCGTGCTGGCCGGTCTGCACACTCACGAGCAGCGTGGAGCACAGCGATCCCTGCTCACGCAGCTTCTCGGCCGCCCGGGTGACGTAGGTGGCCATGGCTTCGCGCAGCGCCTCGATGCGATACACCCGGTCGCCAAACATCCGCGAGCTGATGATCTCCTTCTTCAGCGGCGGCGCCTCGTGCAGGCGCATCCACTGCTCGCCGCGTAGCTCACGCGCTGTGCGCTCCAGCACGCGGGAGAACTCCTTGCGCAGCACCCGGAGATCCGCCCGGGCCAGGTCCTGGGCTGTGGTGATGCCGAGCCCCTGCAGGCGAGTGGTCAGCTTGCGGCCTACGCCCCACACGTCACCCACCGGCGCCAGCGGCAGCAGACGGCCCTGCCGGAGCGCGTCGGTGAGATCCACTACCCCGCCGGTCGCGCGCCAGGTCTTGCCTGCCCACTGGGCCAGCTTCGCCAGCGTCTTGGTGGTCGAGATCCCGACGCCGACCGGGATGCCCACCCACCGATGCACCCGCGCCTGGATCTCCCGGCCGAGTGCCTCGAGGTCGCCAGGCATACCGGTGAGGTCCGCCCAGCATTCGTCGATCGAATACACCTCCAGGTCCGGCACCATCCCCTGGATGGTCCGCATCACGCGATTGGAGACGTCGGCGTAGAGCTCGTAATTGGAGCTGAAGACAGCGACGTTGTGCCGCCGCAGGAAAGCGCGGTTCTGGAAGTACGGCACGCCCATGCCAATGCCCAGGGCCTTTGCCTCGCGGCTTCGGGCGATCACGCATCCATCGTTGTTCGACAGCACCACCACCGGCCGCCCTTTCAGCTCAGGCCGGAACAGCCGTTCGCAGCTGCAGTAGAAGGAGTTGCAGTCGATCAACGCGTAGACGCTCATGGCCGCAGGTCTCGCATCAGGAAGTCCACCACGCCCCATAGCTCGACCTCGCCGATCAGGTCGAGGGGCCGCGGGTGGCCATCACGTCCGATCGTGGCCAGCAGTTGCTGCCGCTCCTGGCTGGTGAGCACCGTGCAGAGCCGGTGCTCACAGTCGGCAACCACGATCACTGCGCGCCCGGGTTCGACGTCGCCAGCACGGTCCACGACCAGGACGTCCCCCTGATGGATGCTCAGCCCTGCGAGGGCCTCGCTGTTCACCAACCAGAGCCATAGGTTGGGCGCTCCCCAGCCAATCGCCTCATCGATCGAGAGAGGCAGCTGCGCGTGATCCTCGGCCGGGCTCTGGAAGCCGGTGATCTTCAACCGCGCCTGAGAAAGCGCGAGCTGGGCGAGTCTGCGACCCCGTGTCTGGAAAGCGTCCATGATGGCACCTTGATACTGTACGTTTAAACAGTATAGGCGACGCTATTGGAAATAGGTCAACAGACGAAGCGACGAGTGGAGGTCAGACCTTGAGGTAGCTGCGTTGAAACCAGCCGTAGCATCCCCCTATCTGGATCACGTCGCTCACAGCCTGACATCGGTTTCCATAGAGGCTGATCGCTTCCGCGCCAGTGGCCCACTGACCCGGGCCAGGTCCAGCACAAGCAGATAGACCCGCTGCTGATCATCTTGAGATAGCACCCTCACAGCCTCCAGCAGTTGCGCCTCGTACTCACTGGCTGCCGAAGGCATGGGTTGTCGACCAGAGATCTTCAAAGGGGCTTGCTTGAGCTGATCCATAGGTACTGCACACTCCTTATTACTGTATGCAAAAACAGTACATTTTGTGATGCAGTTCGCCAACCGCCGAAAGCCACCTGAAACAAAAAGCCCAGCGTGTGACTGGGCTTTTTGCTTTGGGAAAGGCCTTCATGTCTTCTCGGAGTCTAGGCCGCCATCGGCCACCGCCATCGCGAATACCATGCGGCGGATGGTTTCCTTGTTGTAGTCCGAAACAGTTCGAAAATACCCCAGGAGCTCCTGCTCCACCTCATTAAGCGATGACTCTGCTACAGCGGCTTTTAGCCCCGTAACAACGTATCCAACATCGACACCGATCCCAGCAACACCTAACAGATACGCCGTGTCCGGGTACCGTTCACCGCGCTCATAGCTGCCCTGCGTGTTGCGATTGACCCCGCCCGCCTGCGCGAAGTCACCCTGCGTATAGCCGAGCCGCAAGCGCTCATCGCGAAGTCGATCTCCTACCTCTCGTGCAGGGGATTCGCCCGATGAACAATTTTTCAAGCACCACCCCTTTACGTGACCATTTTATTGGTCATAATAAAACTCGAATGAACACGTTTGAACACACAGGAACACTATGCCCGCCCCTCTGACTCCCGAGCAAGCCCGCGCCCAGCTGGATCGAGCGGGCATATCCATCGCTGAGTTCTGCCGCACTCACTCGTTGAACAAGAATTTGGTCAGCGACCTTCTCAACGGCCGCAAGAAGGGCCGTCGAGGAGAGTCCCACCGCGCAGCCGTTCTGCTCGGCATCAAGCAGGGCGAGATCCCGGCTACCACCGCGGCCCAACACTAGGGCCGCCTGGCCCAGGGAGAAACTGGAAGATGAAACGCCCTGCCCTAGAGACCCGCCGCCAGGTCATCAGCGCCGTGATCTGCGCCTACCCCGGCGGTCGTGAATGCGCCGCCGCTCGCCTCGGCCTGCCGCTCAAGAAATTTGACAACCACGCCTACGAGACCGCCGGCTGCCGCCCATTGAACGACCAACAGATCCTGCTGCTGGAACAGGAGACCGGCACCACCTACCTGGTGGACTACTTGGCAGCTCAGTACGGCGGCTTTTTCGTACGCCAGGCCGAGATCGGCGACCTGGACAACCTGGACCTCTACGCCCGCTCGGTGAAGACCGCCGTCAAGCGTGGCCTGGTGGACCAGATCATCGGCCAGTCGCTGGAGGACGGCGTGATCGATGAGAAGGAGGTCGAGCAGATCCTCAGCGCGCATCGCCGGCACATGGCGGCACGCGAGGAAGAGGTCTGGGCGGTGATCACGCTGCACGCGGC